GGCCAGGCTCGTTACAGCTACCGGCAACCTTCACGCCAAGAGTCACGAACAGCTCCACGAGGCGATGAACTTCCTCACGGGCCCTATGTCTGGTCGCCTCACGGTGGCCGGGCATGGGTCTGTTCAGTGGGCGGACGCGAAGCGTAATAGCGGGGTCAAATTCACACCGGTTACTGACACGTTCGCTCAGTGGCAGGTGCGGCTGAAGTGCCCGGACCCGCGGAAGTTCGGCAATTCCGCTGACTTTGTGCGCACGAACGGAACCGTCTCGGTGTTTCACCGCGGCAACTATGATGCGCTGCCGACTGTGGTGGTTCGTGGTTCGGCTGCGAACGGGTACCGGCTGAACGGTCCGGGCGGGAAGCAGTACAAGGTTTCGCGTGCGCTCGTGACCGGGATCCCGCATCGTATCGAGTTCACGGATGGCCGGCTCAGGGTGAACGGGACTGTTGTTCCGACCGGCGTTGACAGTGCCGACGTGTGGGCTGTGCCTGCTGGTCAGGCTGTGGACTTTGACATCAATGTGCTTAGCGGCGGTTCAGCCGAGGCGACCATCACCATTACTGACACTTACATCTAGGAGGCCTCGTGGCTTGGAATGTTTGGGTCTGTAATACGACGACTGGCGAGAAGTTGGCGCGGTTGCCGGCGGCGTCGTTCTCTTGGGAGCGGGCGCTGAACTCGGGCGCTTCGGGACAGGCGACTTTCAAGCTCGCTGATCCGACGTTTGCCGAGCTGGACATGCGGAGCCTGACTTCGTTGGTGGCGCGGACGCTGGTCATTGAGTGGGTTGAGGCTCCTGGGCTTCAGTCCACTGGCGAGCCGGTCTATGCGGGGATCATTTGGAAGCGCACCTATGACCGGGATTCGCAGACGCTGACGGTTGAGCATTCGGATATTTGGTCGATCCTCTCCCGGCGTCTGCTGGTGTCTCAGAGTACGACAGGCGTTGAGAAAACGAAGCTCGAGTTCCTGAACCTCAGCGTCTCAACGGTCGTGAAGAAGGTTGTCCAGACGGGCACGTCCGACCTGCCGATGGTTTATTGGGGCGACTTCACGGGCTCCAGGGATCAGACATACGCGGGCTACCTGCTGAAGCCGGTTGCTGATGCGTTGCAGGATCTCATTGATCAGCCGGACGGGCCCGATGTGGACTTCCGGCCTATCTGGGGCTCCGCGGGTTTGCAGTGGCAGATGAGGTCGAATGAACAGTTCGGCACGTACACCTGGAACATGTCGGCTAACCAGTCGGGCGTTTCGGGGATCACGGTCACTGAGGACGGCTCGAAGCTGGCTAACAACGTGTTCGCTGTCGGTCAGGGTACTGAGGCTGATTCGATCATTCGCGCGAACGTGTGGGCGACCTCGTACCCGCTGTTGCAGGCTTCGGAGGCGCACAAGGATGTCAAGGATGTTGCCAAGCTTGACGGCTTCGTTGCTGAGGGTTTACGGATCCATACGACGCCGACTGTGCAGTGGAGTTTTGACATGCTCGCTTCTGGCGGCAATGGCGATTCTCCCGACCAGACGACAGTTACTGATCTGCGTTTGAACGGTGCGCTGTCCTTGTATTCGAAGGGCGATCCCTGGATCCCTGACGGCTGGCAGCAGCACCGCCTCATCCGCTATTCGGGTGATCTGGGGCAGAAGGTAAAGCTTGAATTTCAACCAACTGGGGGCGCGTAATGGCTGGTCTTGATGACCTTTCGAGGGGCGAGCTGTCCGACATCTTGCGGCGTTTGCGGCAGTTGGAGACGGCTTCTCCTTTGCAGAACGCGTCCATCGGATCTAACGGCCTCCGCGTCTATGACGGCGGCGTGATCACCATCGAGAATGGCGGCCTGTCAGTCACGGGTACGGCTACGATTACGGGCACGCTCCAGGCTGACGGGACGATCGCCTTTACGGGCACCCTAACCCAGTCTGGCCCCTCCACGTTCACGGGCGACACCAAACTCAATGGGCCCACGCACATCAATGGTGCCACGGACATCAAGGGGTCGCTATCCGTCGAAGGCGCCTCTACCTTGAAGGGAAACCTGAGCGTCACGGGTTCGGGCAAGATCACCGCAGGCAACACGGTTATCGATCCATCCGCTTCCAATGGTGGCGTAACGTTCGCGTCAGGTGGCGGCGTCGGCGGTAACGGCGGCAACGTTGTGGTGAAGGGCACCGGTAACGCCGGGCTCATCACTGACACTACCGCCGCAGTGTTCGCCGGCGCTTCACAGCTCACCGTGGGTGACGGCTACGTAAAAATTGACGGACTCGAAACGGTGTCCGGCGTTACCGCGAACCTCTACATGGACCCATCAACGAAGCGTATCAAGCGCATCGTTTAGCGGCAGAGGTACTGCTTAGCTGCTGCGGCGACCGTGAGGTGGTCAACGGCTAGCTTTACGTCCGCGTACTGCTTCATGACGCCTTCGCGGTATGCGTCTTTGCTTTGGAATACGAGCGACATGCAGGCCCCGAACGCCTCGCTGATTAGCGCCGAATCGTCGGCCTTCAGCGTGGTCATGAGCGGGCGCAGTTCGTTGAGCATGTCGCCCTGAATGCTGGTCGCCGGCTGGACGTTCGCCACTGGGCCAATCGCTGCCGGGGCTGAAGAAGCAGACGCTGTTGCGGCGATTAGTACCGCCAACAGAATCCCCCCAATTTTCCCCATGCCGCGAGTCTAGCGGATCGGTTCACAGATTAAAACCCCCAGCCCTGCGCTGGCTCATGCCCAGGAGGCGTCCTTGTCCACTATCACAGGTAACGTGAAGGACTTCCGTCCGCAGGCCATCGGCGGCGCCACGCTGGTCTTCACCCCAACGAACCCGGCGTCGGCCACATCAGGCGGAAGCTTGTACCTGCCTAAAGAGGTTCGGGTCACGGCGGCGTCTGACGGGTCTTTCAGCGCGAGCCTCGCATCCTACGCGTACACGAACCCGAAGACCGCGTACCGGCTGCGCATCGAATGGCTGGACTCCGCAGGGAACTACACCGCAACCGAGGAGATCCCCTGGCTGGTTGTCGTCACCGGCGATGGCTACCTCGTTGACATGTTCGCCAACGTGGAGGCCGGGAAGCTTCTCACTAAGGGCGAGAAGGGCGACCCAGGCGACAGTGTCATGCAGGACGCATTCGACGCGCTCGAGGCCAGGCTGCCGCAGCCCGGGGCGAAAGACGAGCTTCGGGTTGTTGACCTGAATGGTAAGGAAGCGCTCGGGGTCGCCGCCAATGGTGACGTTCTCGCGGCGGGCTCGACACTCCGCGCCGCTGACGGGTTTCGGGTGACGGATGCTAGCGGGAACATCGCCCTAGAAGTGACCCCATCGGGCCGCACATACATCTACGATCCTGCGTTCTCTACGGCAGGCGGCACGTCTACCGGCACGACCGTGGACACCCTGCACGTATTCCTGGCTGCCGGTCAGTCGAACATGTCCGGGCGTGGCCTTCCTATCGGCGGCGAGGTCAAGGATCCGCGGATCCTCCAGTTCGGCGCGAACCGGCGTGTCCTCGAACCCGCGACGGTCCCACTGGACATGCACGACGCCGCGTCAGGCATCTCCCCAGCAACGACGTTCGCCCAGAACTACCTGAAAACGCAGCCCGCGAACGTGGGCGTCCTCATCATCCCCGCAGCTCACGGCGCTACCGGCTTCACAACTTCCACCACTACCCTGACGTGGACCCCGAACACCGCCACAAACCCGGCCCTTGACCTTCCCGCCCTTGCCGTCGCCCAGACTTTGGCTGGCATCGAGGCGGCGCGCGCAGCAGGTTACACGGTCGCTACCAAGGGCATCCTCTGGCATCAGGGCGAACAGAACGGCAGCACCTCACAGTCGAGTTACGAGGGGTCGCTGGACGGGCTCATTTCGTACTTCCGAACCTCGCTGGGCGGCGCAACGCTCCCGTTCGTTGTGGGGCAGATGTCAATCGTGTTCATGGAAGAGTCCGGGCTGCCGCGGGAAAACGTCAACCGGGCACACTCCGGCACGCCAGCCCGTGTTGCGTACACCGGCTTTGCGCCGTCACTGCGGGGCGCCACGAACGACGGCGACACAACCCACTTCTCAAAGGTCGGCGTTGAGTACCTGGGGAAAACGTACCTCGCCGGTTACTGGCAGGCCCTCGGCAACAATGCCAGCGCCGCACCGCAGCCGCCGTCCAACGTGACCGCGACCAAGTCCGGGACCACACTCGCGGTTCAGTGGTCCGGCGCCCCAGCGTCGTTGGCGAAGTCGGAGACCTTCGACCTTGCCACAAGC